TCGCGCCATGCCTTCATATGTTCGGTGAGGTTATCCATTGCTTGTCTCCTTGGCCACGCTGGGCCATTGTGTGTATAATACCACGTTTTCGTGGCGATTGCAAGACGAAAGTTTGGTGATTTTCAGCAAATCTTGAAGCCACCGCAGTCTCGAAGGAAGGCGATGAATACTATCACGTTCTCAGCGGTGAATGGGTAGGTAGTATCAGTCCACTCACGCTCGTACTGCATTGTGCGATTGGCATTGACCTCTGCCTGGAGGATGTTCGCAAGCTCAATGCTATCCTCTGCATTGAGCCCTTCGCCGTCATTGCTGTGCCAACTAGCACAACGCTTGGCAAGCTCAGGCGCTACGTGCTCGCAATATTGCGCTAATGGATGCCACCACCATACGTTGTTGCGGAAGTATTTGCCTTGCTCCCGGCAGGCAAGCGGCTGGCGATGGGCTATCGCTTCGGCAAGTTCAGCGTTGCCATTGCTGATGACGATGGCAAGGCCAGCGCGAAGGCCAAACCGGTTGCGTTGACGCTGACGCAGGCACTGGGGCTGTAGCCTCACCTCACCGGACTAGCACGATCACAGCGCCCCTCACCGGGCGCTGTTTTCGTTTGCGTCATCATCCCCTGACCAGTCCCCTGAGAATGCCTCTCACGCGGTCTCTGACCGCCCCAAAACTCTTGCGCAGGGCCTAGGGCATGGACATCGGCGGGGGAACAATCGAATGGCTAGCCAGCGTCGCCGACGATCCCTTCGCCTTTGTCATTGGCGCGTTCCCTTGGGGCGAACCCGGCACCACGCTTGAGTTCGACCCCGGCCCCGATACATGGCAAGAGGCCCAGCTCAAGCGCATCCGCGATAAGATCGCTGCTGCCCCGGACCGCCGAGAGGTGATCATCAAAGAGGCCATTGCCTCAGGCCACGGCATCGGCAAGAGTTGCGAAGTCAGCTGGCTCATCCTTTGGGCCTTTACCACCGCGCCAGACACCCGCGGCGTGGTCACCGCCAATACCGAGAACCAGCTCAAGACCAAAACTTGGGCCGAAGTCGGCAAGTGGTTCAACCTCTTCATTGCCCGCGACCATTTCATCCTCGAAGCCACCTCCCTCCGCAGCCGCGACCCATCCCGCGAACGCACTTGGCGCATCGACCAAGTCCCATGGTCCGAGAAGAACACCGAAGCCTTCGCGGGTATGCACAACAAGGGCCGCCGCATCCTCCTGATCTTCGACGAGGGCTCGGCGATCCCGGACAAAATCTTCGAGGTGGCGCAAGGCGCCCTGACCGACGCTGACACCCAAATCTTCTGGTTCGTCTACGGCAACCCAACACGCAACGTCGGGAGGTTCCGTGAACTCTTCGATCCCGCGTCCCCGCACGCCCACGGCTGGACCACTCACGCGATTGACTCCCGTGATGTCCGCGTTACGAACAAAGTTGAGATCGCCGAAGCCATTGCTGCTTACGGCGATGATAGCGACTGGGTTCGCGTCCGGGTGCTTGGCCAGTTCCCTCGCATCGGCGAGATGGAGTTCATCTCCGCCGCAGACGTTGACGCTGCTATGGCAAGGGAACCGCTATGCGATCGAACCGATCCCCTCGCATTGGGTGTTGACGTTGCCCGGTACGGGCTCAACGCTTCCGTGTTATATTTTCGAAAAGGCCGCGACGCCGCGACATTCCCCCGCCGTCGTTACCAAGGACTGTCAACGGTCGAGCTGGCTTCCAGAGTCGTCTCCGCCCATGCCGAGTTCCGGCCTGATGGCATCTTTGTCGATGGCGTGGGTGTCGGTGGTGGCGTCGTTGACCAACTCCGCGCTGGAGGACTCCACTGCGAGGACGTCCAAGCCGGAGGAAAAGACGATGTCCGAGGCTACCCCACAGGCAACGCCGGTGAGCGCTACGCCAACAAGCGAGCCGCGATGTGGGGCGCGATGCGCCAGTGGATCAAAACAGGCTGCCTCCCGAAAGACCCGGACCTCCGCCAACAGCTCATCTCGGTGAACTACACGTTCAACCCTCGCGGGGAGATCGTGTTGGAGAGCAAGAAGGACATGGAGTCGCGCGGCGCGAAGTCCCCCGACGACGCAGACGCCCTCGCCCTGACCTTCGCCTACCCGCTGCAAGTATCCGAGTTCGCCGGGGGCCCGCACCAAACCCGCCGAGCCGCTGTGGCCGAGTACGAATACGACCCGATGGAGAGCGCAGCGTGACACGGCTCAACGCCAAGTTCGTATGCACGTTCCCGCCCGGCTGGGATGCGGAGCGCACACGTTGGACTGTGTACAACGCCACGATCCTATTCATCCACCCAAAGTATCGCGCTGTATTTTGGAACGGCCACTCTTTCGAGGAGCTTGTGCCGTGAGCCCCGCCGCCCAGCCCATTCCCACTCTCCCGCAGCCCGTAACCGTGGGCGAGATCAAGGGCACCAAGCCCAAGATCAAATCTACCCAGCCGACCTTCCTCGGCGGTGACGCCACGGCCAATGCTCCCACCAGCCCGGGCGCAAGCTCCGGCAAAACCTTCCTCGGGTCCTGATGCCAATCGCCGCACCCCAGCTAACGCAGGAGGCAAAGCTCGAAGCCGGGCTCCGAGTGCCTAGCACTGCGCCGAAGATCGACCCGGTGTGGTTGGCGGTGGCGGCAGGGGACTTGCATGGCGAGGGGCGGCTGTTTATGCCCTCGCCGAGTGACCCGATGCAAGTGCCAAACCGTGGGCCCGCGAGGGAGCCCGGGGATGAGCCACGCAAGGCCCGTGCCCATGAGGCAAGCGAGAGCCCGGCTGAGGAAGCCGCCGAGGGGAGCGCCGAGTGAGCAACACCGCCTATCTTCGCTACGTCAACGGCCGGATCACCACCCTTCGCACCACCCGCTATTCGTGGTGGACCCACTGGGGCGAGCTTGCCAACTTCTACCTCCCGCGGCGCTACCGTTGGTTCATCGGCCCGAACCAACTCAACCGCGGATCGCCGATCAACCAACACATTATCGACAGCACCGGCTACCTCGTCGCGCGGAACCTCGCCGCGGGCCTGATGAGTGGCAAGACCTCCCCCACCCGGCCGTGGTTCAACTTCTCCATCGGCTACCTCGACGACACCGGCACCACCCCCGAGTCGCTGTGGCTCTCCGAGTGCAAACGCATAATGCGCATGGTGTTCCACGAGAGCAACTTCTACAACGCCATGGCCACGTGGTACCTCGACCTCGTGATCTTCGGCACCGCCACGAACCTGCTCTACGAGGACTTCGACACAGTCATCAACTGCTACACTCCGTGCGCCGGGGAGTACTTCGTTGACGTGGATGGCGCCTATCGCCCCACCACGCTCTACCGCGAGTTCGTCATGACCATCGGCGCGATCGTGGATCGCTGGGGCATCGACAACGTCAGCGACTCGACCAAGTCCGCCTTTGAGATAGCGGATGGATCAGGCCTCTACCGCGAGGTCATCATCTGTCACGCCATAGAGCCGAACTCCGACGGCCGCGGGTTCGTCAGCGATCACTTCGCCTTCCGTGAGTGCTACTGGGAGAAGGGCGGATCGCAGGCCCCGCAGAGCGGCCCACCAGCCCCAACCAAGTTCCTCGAAGTCCGCGGGTTCTTCGAGCAGCCACAAGCCACCTGCCGCTGGGACGTGACCGGCAACGATCCCTACGGCCGCAGCGTTGGCATGGACGGCCTCGGCGACCAGAAGCAACTCCAAGTTGAAACCCGGCGTAAGGCTCAAGCCATCGACAAGATGGTGAACCCGCCGCTGGCGCTTGACGCGTCGATGAAGAACACCCCCGCGAGCTTGCTTCCCGGCGCGTTGAACTACATCAACGGCATGATGCAGTCGACCAAGCCCGGCATTAGCTCAATCTACGAAACCCGCTTCCCGGTCGGCGAGATCACCGAGGACCTGAACGAAGTCCGCGAGCGGCTCAAGTACACCTTCTACAACCACCTGTTCCAGCCGCTGTCCCAGTACGAAACCAAGTCCAACATCACCACCACCGAGATCGACCAGCGTAAGGCCGAAGCCTTGATTATGCTTGGGCCGGTGTTCGAGCGCATCGACAACGAGGGCCTCAAGCCGATCGTTGAACGCGCGTTCAACATATGCCTCCGCGCTGGCATTTTCCCAGACCCGCCGCCGTCGATCGCCGGTCGCCCGATCACAATCAACTTCGTCTCCATGCTGGCCGCAACGCAGGAGGCCGTCGCCGCCGCAGGCATCGAGCGCACCCTTGGCTTCGCGGGCAACCTCGCCGGGATCGACCCGCAGGTAATGGACCTGTTCGACCTCGACTTCACCATGAACAACTACTCCAAGCTTCAGCAGAACGACCCACGGATGATGCGGCCGAGTGACGCTGTCCTCGCGATGCGACAGGACCGTCAGCGCCAACCGCAG